AAAACTTTCTACTGGTCACGTAAGCCAGGTAAATTTGTAGATCGTACAGGTGGGCAAAGCGTTAATGAAAGCCTTTTCCCAGACTTCACGGGTACAGTTTCCGAATGGTATGAGACTCTCCTCGAAACAATCAATGACGTTTCAGCACAAATCCACCGTAAAACACTGCGGGGTGGAGCTAACTTTATCGTAGTTAGCCCAGAAGTTGCAAACGTTCTTGAGTTTACTGCTGGTTTCCGTGCTGATACAACCGCTGATGAAAATCGTGGAACAGCTGGGGCAGTAAGAGTCGGTCAAATCAACAAGAAATTGGATATTTATGTTGACCCATATTTCCCACGTAACGTTGTACTCGTTGGTCGCAAAGGTAACAGCTTCCTAGAGAGCGGTTATGTATATGCACCTTACGTGCCACTACAAGTTACTCCAACCATTTTTGGACCAGAAGACTTCGTTCCTCGTAAGGGCGTAATGACTCGCTATGGTAAGAAGATGGTTAGACCAGACATGTACGGTCTCGTTATCGTTGAGGACTTACTAGGTTAATAAACCTACATCTCATAGTCAAAAAGATTGCCCCGCTTTTCTTTATTGAGAAGTGGGGTTTTCTTTTTCCTTTGTTACTTTTTTTACTATTTACCACATAGGAGAATCGTATATGACTGCACCACCAACCCTAACACCAGTTCAGAAAACAAGCCCATATGTTCTTCCATCAACGGGTAGTACCGCTAATGTATCTGGCTCCACTCCATATGGCGTTTACTTAAATTCCGAACAATTCATATCAGGTGCAGCCAGTCAAGTTGCATTTACTTATAAAATGCTTGGTGGAGATGTACTAGACATTGAACTTACCGAGCAAAATGTCTACACTGCATATGAGATGGCTGTTTTAGAGTATTCTTATATACTCAATAATCACCAGGCAATGAACTCGTTGTCTGATTTCCTTGGAGCGACAACAGGAACTTTTGATCATAAAGGCGAGCTTGAGTCAGGAGAACTGTCGTCCAGTTTAAATGGTGGACACGTCGCGCTTAAGTTTCCTAAATTTAATTTTACATATGCAAAAAAAATCTCCGATGGTCTTGCTGGGGCCGCTGCAATGGGAAATATTAGGATTTATTCTGCATCTTTCGATTTAAAGGCAAGCGTTCAAGAGTACGATTTACAAGCAATTGTTCAAACAGCATCAGTGAACGGTAGTTCTGATTTTGGCGCTGCTTTTACAGGAAGTGTGAATAATAAAAGAATCGATATCACAAGAGTATATTATAAATCCCCTGTAAGTATGTGGAGGTTTTACGGATATTACGGTGGTTTAAATGTGGTTGGAAACTTAAACACATATGGTCAATATTCAGATGATTCAACATTTGAACTTGTCCCAACATGGCAAAATAAATCACAAGCTATGGCCTTTGAAGACAGTTTATATACAAGGGCATCATTTTATTCTTATGAAATTAAAGACAACAGAATAAGAATCTACCCTTCTCCATCGCCAACAGATTTTGGCGTATATCCAGAAAAAATGTGGTTCCAGTTCGCAATACCAAAAGACGGCTGGGATGAAGATCCAACAAGGAAAGATGGAGTAGATGGAATAAACAATTACAATACTCTTCCATTTGCAAATATTCCATATGAAAATATAAATAGCATGGGTAAACAATGGATTAGAAAATACGCACTAGCACTTACAAAAGGAATGCTTTCGCAGGTTAGAGGTAAGTTTGGTGCAGTTCCGTTGCCGGGAGACCAAGTTGTCCTGAATGCTTCCGAACTTGCATCCCAAGCGCAAGCAGAAAAAGATTCATTGAAAGCGGAGCTTAAAGAATTGTTAGACAACCTTACCTACTCTTCTCTTGTGGAGAAGGATGCAAAAATGGCAGACGATGCCAAGTCTATTCAGGTAAACATTCCTAGCTACATTTTCACAGGATAAGGGGGATTTTTAGATGTCTGATGATAATAAATGGAATAGACCTGATAGCCCTCCACCACCTCTATTTTTTGGAAAAAAAGAAAGAGATTTAGTAAAGCAAGTTAATGACGAACTTATAGAAAGAGTTATTGGACAAACAATTTTATACTACCCAATCAGCGTAGAACATTCAGACTTTCACCCCTTATATGGTGAAGCAATAGAAAAAAACTTTTTACCACCTGTAAGAGTTTATGTTTTGATCGATTGGCAAGGAACCGAAACAACCACAACAAATTATGGCCTAGATAGGATCTATAGTCTAACTTGCCACTTTCACAAAAGAAGACTCACTGAAGATCAAGATGTGTTTGTCAGGGAGGGTGATTTTATTTTATATAACGATGATTATTATGAAATCATGACATTATCTGAACCAAAGAGGTTATTTGGTCAAGCAGAGCACCAATTAGAGATAACCGCAAAATGTTCACGTGCTCGCCAAGGACTATTTGATGGGAGATAATAATGAAAGACGATAATAAAATAAAAGAGCAGATAATGGGCTTTACCCCCTCGACCCTAGAAACAATAGACTATTCAGTATACGAATGGGTAAATAATGAATTAAATATTTTTGCTGCCTCAAATAAAGGCAATAAAAAAGTCCCTATTGTATGGGTTGCTAATGAAAGATCGTTTCAAATAAAAAACAACAAAGACTTGAGAGATAAAGATGGCGCATTGATATTTCCAATGATGACCATCCAAAGAAATAGTTTTGAAAAAAGCCCAACCGATAAAGGTGTTTTTTATGGCAATATTATTCCCGTTAATGACGCAAAAGGCGGATCAATAACAATTGCAAGAAAAATAAAACAAGACAAAACTGCAAACTTTCTTAACGCAAACACGTATAGAAAAAAAGCAAACATTGTTGGTAATGCAGGATACCAGGGAACACAACAAATAAACTTTCCCGACAGAAGAAAAGCATCTGAGAAAAAGATTGTTTATGAGACCATAACTGTTCCAATGCCGGTTTATGTTAATGTAAACTACACAATAAGAATAAGGACTGAATATCAACAACAGATGAATGAGATTATTCAACCTTTTGCTGTTTTTACAAATGCTATCAACTATTTGATTTTAAAAAGAGATGGTCATATGTACGAGGGATTTATTCAGCCAAACTTTTCGACCAACAACGATATTACCAATTTAGGAACTGAAGCACGAATATACGAGACGGAGATCACGTTAAATGTTCTTGGATATTTGATTGGGGCCGATACTCAACAAGAAAGACCAAATATTGTAAAAAGAGAAAATGCAGTAGAAATAAAGATACCCCGAGAAAGAACAATCGTTGGAGATGAACCAGATTGGCCAGATGGTAAGTACAGGTCATAATGGTTTGTCTTTTTGGCGTCAAACACACTATTTATAAGAGATTATTATTATTTCACCAAGGAGAAGAAAAATAAATGGCATCCAGTAAATACAGATTTGTATCCCCAGGAGTTCAACTACGAGAACTCGATCAATCACAAGTACCAGATGAACCACAAGTTGTTGGTCCAGTAATCATCGGAAGAGCGCAAAGAGGTCCGTCTTTAAGACCTGTCAAAGTTCAAAACTATTCCGAATATGTTCAAATATTTGGAGAGCCATCTCCTGGTGGGCAAGGTGCTGATGTTTGGCGCGACGGAGGCGAAAATCTTGCGCCTACATACGGCATGTACGCCGCTCAAGCATGGTTGAGCAACTCAACGCCTTTAACATACATTAGGCTTGCCGGACAAGCAAATGCAAATGCTGGTGCAACTTCTGCTGCTGGCGCGGCTGGTTGGCAAGTTGGTGGAAACTCAACAACTACTAATGGAGGATCGTTTGGTCTTTTCGTTATTGACTCTGGCTCTGAGGGAGGTCTTGAAGCCACGGGTACTTTGGCTGCTGTTATCTATGCCGAATCTGGTTATGCGCCAGTATTAAAGGGAGTTAACGCAAGCGGCTCTGATACTGTTACTGGTTCTTCTATCTTTATTGAAAATATTGCTGGAGCAGACGGAAATCCACAGTTTAATGTTCAAATTGTGAACACGACCGATAGTTCTGTTGTAGAAAACAAAATTATTGATTTTAGCCCAACGAGTGGGAAGTTCATGAGAAAGGTAATGAACACGGACCCAACAAGACTAACAGATAGATTATATACTTCTGGATCTCAAAAGAATTATTTTCTTGGAGAAACTTATGAAACCGATGTTTCTCAAGTTCTTAGTAGTGGAAGCACTGCCGGTACAGTTTACGGTATTATCATGGGCCTAAACAACGCTACTACTGATTTAGGCTATGCTGACAATCTTGTATCTGCAACACCGGCATCCACACAATGGATCATATCACAAGATAAAGGCGATGCATCAACATTCCAGCCTGC